CCGTGACTTTGTATTTGACGCTTCTGATCTCTAACGTTAATGTTAATGCTAAACACCTTGGACCAAGATCAATTGTACCATCTGAATTTCCAACTGATCCTTACCTGAATGTGTAATTACAGACAACTTTTTTAGCGCCCAATGCTGTTGTATTGCCGGCTGAGTATAACTTGTTGAGAATGACAGAAATGCCACCATCTGCAATATCCATTGTTGATTTTATCAACCCAACAGCTACTGACAATAGTATTGTGCAACGGTATTTTTATAATCTTGCAAAAGATATACCTCTCACTAAAGTTTTGCAATTTACTTTGCTTGATACAATATCAGTACGTAACATCGCTATAGTTCGTTACTTACAAGAATATGGTATTTTTGTAATTAATACAGAATCCATAAACTCGAGTAAAGTGATGCCCTACAGTACATCCCAGATAGCAATATCTAATTTGGGAATTGTAGAAAGAACAAATGAGTTTGTGAATACTAATGTGTTCACTTGGTTCTCACGTACCAGCTCAGACTTTGTTAGAAATAATAAAGTTTATGAATCACCAATTGACGTGACAAATCCCGTTTCTTACTTTGCAGTGAGAGATGAAGAACCCGTACGCGCTAACGCCTCAATGCTTTTAGGCCTTGGAGGTGGTATGATGCAGGGTATTGGTCAAGGCATGCAAAACATGCAAAACCAAAAACATGAACTGTTGAAACAATCAAAACAGTTCGAGCATGAAGAAGGAATGCAAGGCAATATGTTCAACTTCAATAAAGAAATGCAAGCAAATCAATTTGATTTTACCAAGATGATGGGTGAAACAAATTATGGGTATGATCAAGGATTATCTCGTTTGCGTGCTAGTGAAGAAAGAACAACAAACCGTGAAAATGCAAATAACCAACTACTTAATCGTGGTATGTCTTCCCGACTCATGTCTCTGCCTGGAACAACATTATCCAGCAGCACATTCTGATTACCGTGACTTTAATAATCAATATTTCATGTACTTTTAGTGTGCCTGTAGGCGCCTCCCCTTTTGGGAGTGTGGTCTATGATCAGGTACTTTGTACATGGACATGAAGCTAACATGATTTTAGCTATTACAAAG